AAAGCAATGTATGAAAAGATGGTAGAGAATGTACGAAAATAAAATTATTACAGAACCTAAATGGAAGAGTTGGATTATTCAAACAACCACACCTTTATTTACACCGGAACAATGTCGACAGATTATTGCATTAGGTAGAGCACAGAAACCACAACAAGCACAAGTGGGTATGAACAAACCAGAAGGTGGAACAGATACTAAAAAAAGAGTAACAACTATTAGTTGGATTCCATTTAAAGAAATGGGACATATGTATCAAGATCTAAATACATTTATACAAAAAGCAAATGAAAATCATTTTGGTTTTGGAGATATAAGAATTACGGAGAATGCACAATTTACAGAGTACCCTGAAGGAGGGTTCTATGATTGGCATATGGATTGTGATGTGAACATGGAACATGAACCTCCTGTTAGAAAAATATCAATGACACTATTATTGAATGATCCATCAGAGTTTGAAGGAGGAGATTTAGAATTAATGGCTCCAGGTAAATTTGCAAATCTTAAACAAGGCCATGCAATTTGTTTTGCATCTTTTTTAAATCACAGAGTTAATCCAGTAACAAAGGGTATGAGACAATCTCTTGTTGTATGGTTTGGAGGTAAAGCTTTTAGATGATTAGAGAAGAATTTTTTCCCACAAGTGTTTTTGGTAAAGATGTAAGATTAGATAACAATAAATTAGCTCAAGATATTGTCAACTGGTCTAATCAAGATCAGGGATTACAGAAAACAAATTACAAAGGATGGCATTCTACAACCGACATGGCATCAAAGCCGGAGTATCAACCCTTAGTCAACGAACTAATGATTATGTGTAAAGATATGTTTAAAGAAGAATGGTTAGATAGAGAACCCGTCCTTGGTAATATGTGGGCTAACATAAATCCTAAAGATGGAATGAACCAACCACATATACATCCAAACTCATTATTTTCAGGTGTGTATTATATTAAGTCTAACCCACAAGCAGGAAGATTAAAAATATATGACCCTAGACCAGGAGCACAAATAGTAATGCCTGCAAGATTAGAGGGTCAACCCCCTAAACATTTATGGAGAGACGCAAATCTTGATCCTATTCCAGGACGTATTATAATGTTTCCCGCCTGGTTATGGCATAGTGTTGAACCTAATCAATCTAATGATTTAAGAATATCGGTAAGTTTTAATTTTATACAACATGGCTTTTAATAAATATCAAGTAATCAAAGGTGCTGTTAGTTACGAGTTAGCTAATTTTATATTTAACTACTTCTTACTTAAACGAGATGCGGTTAAGTATATGTATGACAATAATATAGTTTATGATAATGGTATGTTTGGAACATGGACTGATGCACAAATACCCAACACCTATTCTCATTATGCTGATCAAGTAATGGAAACTTTATTAATGAAGGTATTACCAGTCATGGCAAAAGAGACAGGTTTAGACCTGATTCCAACTTATTCTTATGCAAGAATATATAAAAACGGAGATGAATTAAAAAGACATAAAGACAGGCCAAGTTGTGAGATATCAACTACAATAAACTTAGGTGGTGAGCCATGGCCTATATTTATAGATGGAACAGGTGCGGATAATGTTATGAATGAAAGACAAAATTTAGTTAAACCAGGTGCTCCAGAAGGCACGAAAGTTTTATTAGATATAGGTGACATGTTAGTATATAGTGGATGTGAATTAGAACATTGGAGAGAACCATTTAAAGGAACTACATGTGGACAAGTATTCTTACATTATAACCATGTAAATGGTCCTTTTGCTAATAAAAATAGATTTGATGGTAGACCTATGTTAGGCTTACCACCTTTTTCTAAAAAGTAATAGATTTTAATTTTATTTATATTTTGTTATATTGTGTATATAATAAATAATTATGCCATTAACTCAATTAAATTTTCAACCTGGAATAGACACTGAAAACACCGAAACAGGTGCAGAAGGTAAATGGATTGATTGTGATAAAGTAAGATTTCGTAAAGGACTTCCTCAAAAAATAGGTGGTTGGACTAGATTTAGTGAAGCTTATTATATTGGAGTAGGAAGAGCTTTAGAACAATGGTTTGCTTTAAATGGTTCTCGTTATGAAGCTATAGGAACTGATAGAAAAGTATATGCTTATGCTTCGGGAACTAATCAAGATATTACTCCTATAAGAGAAACAGCTTCTCTTGTTAATGCTATTACTACTACAAATACAAGTGCTACTTTAACTATTTCAGATACAGCACATGGAGCTGATGTAGGTGATTTTGTAACTTTAAGTAATGTAAGTGCAAATGTCGGTGGAATTTTATCAACTGTTTTTGATGCTGAATATGAAATTTTAAGTATAACAAATGTTGATGCTTATACTATTTTAAGTAGTGCTACTGCAACTTCTACAGTAGGACCTAGTGCTAATTGTACAGCTACCTATCAATTAAATATAGGTCCAAGCGAACAAACTTTTGGATACGGTTGGGGATCAGGAGCTTGGAGTGCTAGTACTTGGGGAACTGCCAGAACAACTTCTAATGTAACTCTTGATGCACGGTTATGGTCTATCAATAATTGGGGAGAAGATTTAATAATAACACAAAAAGATGGTGGAACTTATGAATGGGATACTTCAGGAGGAATGAGTGATAATAGAGCTACAGCTATTGCTAATGCTCCTACTAATTCTAGTTTATCAATAGTATCTACAGAAACTAGACATGTTGTTTGTATGGGTACAGAGACAACTATAAGTTCACCTGCAACACAAGATAAAATGTTTATTCGTTGGTCTGATCAGGAAAATTATAATTATTGGACACCTAATGTAACTAACTCTGCGGGATCACAAAGAATAGCAGGAGGAAGTGAAATAAGATGTGCTCGACCTGCTAAAGGAACTATATTAGTATGGACAGATACTACAATGCAATCAATGTCTTTTATAGGTCCTCCTTTTATATTTGGCTTTAGACAATTAGGAAATGACTGTGGAGCTGTAGGATTAAATAGTGCGATGGTAATAGATGATGTAGCTTACTGGATGTCTGATGGACAATTCTTTAGATATGCGGGTTCTGTTCAAGAAATACCTTGTCCTGTATTAAATCATGTATTTGATAATATTAATAAAATTCAATATGCACAAGTCTATGCTGCACAAAATTCTAACTTCTCTGAAGTGATATGGTATTATTGTTCTAGTGCCTCTGATCAATGTGATCGTTATGTAATTTATAATTATTTAGAAAACTCTTGGTATTTTGGAACGATGGATAGAAGTACTTATCAAGATAATGGAGTTGAATTTAATCCTTTAGCTACAGAATATTTAGCTAATTCTAATGCAACTTCTTTTAGTACAATTAATGGAGTAACTCAAGGAAGAAGTTTAATCTACGCTCAAGAATCAGGAGTGAATGCTGATGGGGCTGCTTTATCAGCTTATATTCAATCAGGTGATGGAGATATTGCTGATGGTGAAACTTTTAGCTTTATTAATAAAGTTATACCTGATTTTCAAGATCAAACTGGAAATACTGTCATTACTTTAAGTGTTAAAGACTATCCTAATGATTCAGCAACAGTAGGAGAAACTTTGACAGTAAATAACACAACTAGGTTCGTTAATACACGTATTCGTGGTAGACAATCTAATATTAAAATACAAAACAATGATATTGGAGATAATTGGAGATTTGGTACTTTAAGAGTAAACATAAAACAAGATGGAAAAAGATAAATACACTATAAGACCAGCTCGAATATCTGATGCTGTTCGTATAAGAGAACTATTGAAAACGTGGCTTACAGAGGCTCCGTTTAACTTTGGAAACACTAATAATACTAAAGCTTTAGAGAATATAGTATTTTACATTAAGAATAGTTTTGTTATAGTAGTAGAATGTGAAAATATAATTATTGGAACATTGGCTGCAACAGTTGATGAAACATGGTATAGTGACAAAAAGTTCATGAGAACTTTATGGTTACATGTTAATCCTAAACATAGAAACTTTAGGATATTTCGTTCAGTAATGATTGTTTTTAAAGAATACGCATTAGCTAATAAAGTGACTGCGATATGTGAAGTCTTTCAAGGTAAGGACGTTGAAAGAAAAGACAAGGCTTTTATTAAATTAGGATTTAAAGTTATCGGAGGAACTTATATAGTCAATGGGTAGTATTTTCAAACCAAGCACCACTGTAGTACAGGCACCATCGCAGTCATCGACTAGCTATGATATTCCTGCTTACTTTAAAGAAATTCAAGAACGAACTTTAAGACGAGGAGAACAAGAGTTCGATAAACCATATCAAGGTTTCACTGGTCAACGTATAGCT